GCACTGGAATGTTCTACGGAGAATAGATCAAACATCTAACTGAAAGATCGGAAAATGGAGATGAAGAAGCCAAAGAATTATTGGAATCCCATCAATCATTCATACAAAGGATGAAATCAAATGATAAAGAAGCCGCTTTCAAAAAATGGAAAGAAGAATATTATGGAAGAACTAAGAAACAAACTACTTGACTGGGCAAAACAATTTGAAACACCTGATTTTATAAAAGATGATCCTATATTCTTCCCACATAAGTACAGTGATAAAAAGGACATAGAAATCAGTGCCTTTCTTACTTCATGGATAGCTTTCGGGAATCGCAAACTGATAATGCAACAAGCGGAAATTTTGGATAATCTAATGGGTAATTCTCCTTACGCCTTCATTATGAACAAAGTATGGGAACAATACAAAGAAAATACAAATACCTTCTACCGTATGTTCACCTACCATGACTTTTTCTGCATTTGCCAGCGGTTGTACAACATATATCAGGAATGGGATGATTTGGAAGTCTTTTATGAGGGTTACAATAATGTTATCCGTGAAATACAAACAGATTTTGGTGGCGTAAAAGGTATTCCAAAATTGGAGCGTGATTCTCCATGCAAGCGTATTTGTCTGTTTCTACGGTGGGTAGTACGAAAATCACCGGTAGATTTAGGTATTTGGAATATTATTCACCCGACAGAATTATACATACCATTGGATGCACATGTTGCAAAAATGGCACACCAGCTTGGGATAACAACACGCAAAACAGAGGACTGGAAAATGGTTCAACAAGTAACCAATTACATGAAAACAATTTTCCCGGATGATCCGTGCCGGGGAGATTTTGCATTATTCGGATATAGTATTAACAATAAATAATTTACATTATGTCAGAACTTAAAATTACACAAGAAAAGGTTACAGCCGCTTTTAGTGAAGCAAACGACTGTCCTAAAGCAATTAGTATTCTAACAGCTTTATTCGGAAAGCAAAAGCCGGATTATACAGATTATCACAATATCAAAACCTACGAAGATGCTTGTGAAGCAATAGGTGTAAAACCTATTGTTCGCCTACTTGTTGAAGATGAAGACGGACACAAAGAAGAAGTGGCTGATATTGCACACCTCGCCTACATCAAACTATGCACAATTGCTCGTGCATTGAACAACGATCCTAATTTTCCACGATTTACTAAAGATGAATACCGTTATACGCCGTGGTTTTATCTTTATAATCAGAAAGAAATTGATGAAATGGACGAAGAGGATCGTAATCGGCTGGTTCTTTGGGGCGGTTCTGCGTATCACGGTGCGCTTTGCGGCCTCGCTTTTGCGGGCTCGGGTGGCGGTTGGTCGTCCTCGGCTGCGGGTTTCGGCTCTCGCCTTGCTGTAAAATCAAGTGAAATCGCAATTTACTTTGGAGAACAATTCAAAGAATTGTGGAAAGACTTTCTGATTGGAAAAAAGTAATCACACTGGGGAGGCCGCATTAAAGCGGCCTTTTCCATACCTTTTAAATCTATGACTCCAAAAGAATTTTTCGACAAAGTGGTGGAAATGCGCCGTTGCCAAAAAGAATATTTTAAAAATAAGAGACAGATAGATTTACGAATAAGTAAACAAATTGAGCGTGAAGTAGATGAAGAAATCGAACGTGTTCAAAAAATCCTTCACAACAAACAGAATCCGCAACTCTTTTAGACTATGGTTAATATGAAAATCCTTGACCTGCCATTAAAAGCAAAATGGTATGAAATGATCGAATCTGGAAATAAGAAAGAAGAATACAGAGAGATCAAGAAATACTGGATCGGAAGATTAGCAAAATGTGGAGGTCACAATTCCTATGAAAAGACAGGTTTCTACTGTAAGAAAGCTATTTGTTTTTCTTGTATTACACGTGGAAACGGCTTTCATCCCAAAGAATACACTCATGTTCGCTTCCGTTTTGGCTACACCAAACGGACAATGCTTTTTGAACTTGAATCTATAACCATCGGAGTTGGTAACACCAATTGGGGAGCGCCTGACAATGAATATGTATTTATACTTAAACTGGGAAAATGTATCAAAAAAAATGAAAGTAAGGACTCAACAGAATTTCAACCAAAAAACTCATGAAACAGTATTCGGTATCAGCATCATGCCTGACGGTGGCAGAAGATATTGCAAATATCCAATAGGCCACCAAGAATACAAAGACTATGCCCAAGCACACCAAGCTATGAAAGATGTACAAAAGATATTGGATAATGGAGGTCGATTAGTATATTCTCCCAAAGGTAGTGCCGGGATTAATAAACATGAATATGTGAAAATTGAAATGATATAAAAATGAAAATATTAGTAAGTTTTTCAGGTGGTAAGGATTCACAAGCATGTTTGATCCAAGCCTTCAAACAATATGGGGGGGGGGGAATTTAACCGCTGTGTTTTGTGACACCGGTTGGGAACACCCTGACACATATAAACATGTGAATGATGTTTG